ATATTACATTTGAATGGACCAATTGCACAGAAGTCAGAACTTATTATGGTTGGCGAAATGGATGATATGCAGAATTCGGAAAATACTAAACTCAAAGAGACAATAGTAACTGTTATGCCAACACACGAGCCGTATATCAGACCACAAGCAAAAGAATTAACGACAAGTGATTTTGCAGTTAGAGCCGCCAGTAATGAAGGCGGCAAATCGGCGGTATTGTCAGCAGAACAAAAGGCAATGGTGAAGGCAGCATTCAACGAGAATCAGGAATAAATTATGATAGCAAGAAATGACTACACGGGACATGAGTTGCGTAGCCGAAGAAGTAAAAATAGCAAGTACGCAGATGAGTGGGAAAGACTCTTCGGTAAGAAGGACGAAGATGAAAAAGAGAAACCAACTACAAAGTTAGGCAAAGCATACAAGAAAGTAAAAGACAAAAAAGAGGCATCTAAGAAAGGATAGACTATGATTTTTGACAAACGAAAAGGTTCATTATTAAATTACATACAGATGCCATTACATGTAATTACACCAACTGGTACATACTTGGGAACGGGATATAATGCGAATGGCAAGCCAACTTACATACTCTCTCACGTGAAAGTGGATTTAGAGAGTGCAAACACGTTGACATTCTCATCAATGAGCAAAGATGCGATAATCCTAGATAACACCCCCACACTTGATATTGAAGACAGCGTGGTCGGTTATAAGTATAAAGTGTCTGATACTGAAACGAATTATGGATATATTACAGTTGCATCTACTCGGGTAGATATTACATCTAAGAAGATAACGAAGCCGATGGCCGCTTTTATTTTAGAAAAACAACTGCGAAACATCGGCAACATACTTGAGAAGTTCATCAAAGTAAAAATAGCACAGCCACAATATGACGCGCTATTATATCACTTTTATAATGAAGGGGTTAGTACTATAGAAAATAGTCCAGTGATTTCTCTTATAAATGCCGGCGAATGGTATTCTGTTACTGACGAAATCCAAAAGGGCATCAAAAGAAGTAATGGCACAATAGATGAACGATTGGCTCAACAGAAAATAAAAACTGCGAAGATGTTCAGTTTCGTGCCAAGTTTCTCTTAACGAGCAGTTAAAACCTTATCTGCTAATCCAAACGCAACAGCCTCTTCTGCTGACATAAAGTTATCACGTTCCATTGCTTCTGTTAATTCATCAAATGTCTTGCCAGAAGTATTATGGTCTACATAGATTTGAGTTAATGATTTCTTCATTTTAAGAATTTCTTTAACTTGGATTTCCATATCAGTAGCCTGTCCACCGGCACCACCACTAGGTTGATGAATCATTGTACGACTATTAGGCAATAGATGACGCTTCCCTTTCGCTCCTGCTTGGGCAAGTAACGAACCCATTGAACACGCTTGTCCCATTACGGTAGTCGCAACATCAGAAGTGATGAATTGCATCGTATCATAAATTGCCATACCCGATGTGACTGAACCACCTGGAGAATTGATATAAAAATGAATATCTTTATCTGGGTTTTCTGCTTCCAAGAATAATAATTGGGCACAAATCAAATCTGCTTGATAGTCATTGACTTCGCTTGTTAGAAATATCACTCGTTCTTTCAGTAAACGAGAGAAAATATCGTAACTGCGTTCGCCGTTTGATGTCTGATCAACGACCATTGGTACTAAATTTGGCATAAATTGTTATCCTTGTTATGATTATAGTGTTATTTATATACCATGATAACACTATTGAGTTCATTTGTCAATCAAAAACTGCGAAGTTTATACCGTGATAAATACATTTAGTAAATAACTTTAGAGAAAGAATATTATGCCATTATTCGCTGGTTTTAGTACAAAAAATAAAAAAGCAATCAATCACGAGTTGACTGATAAAGATTTGATTATCGAAGATCTCATGAATCATATCATGACTCGTAAAGGCGAACGTGTAATGTTACCAAATTATGGGTCTATTATCCATGATATGTT